CGCCCGCCGCTGGACGAGAAGGCAGCCACCCAGGTTCACGCCCAGCGCCTCAGGCTCGGCGTTCGTTACTACGAAGAGGCGCCCATTGCAGCCGGCGCACCGCTGGAGCAAATCGGCGTTGAAGTGTTGCGAAAGGAAACCGGCGAGATTTACCTCACCGCAGAGTATGATGTCACCTAAGGACAGGAGTTTGTGAATGACTATTGATGTGAGCGCGGTGGCACGCGTGCTCGGTATCGAGCCCGTGTTCAAAGACCTGCGAGGGGGTGCGGCGCTATTCGTGCCGCAGCGAATCGGGGTGTTCGGACAAGGGACGACGGCAGCTCAAGCCACCTACAGCAACGACAAGGCCGTGGTCTTTAGCGCCGCGGAGGTGGGAGCAACCTACGGGTTCGGCTCTCCTTTACATTTGGCGGCGAAGGAATACTTCCCCTCCAACGGAGACGGCATCGGGACCATCCCGCTCACCGTGTTCCCGTTGGACGATGATGCGAGCGGCGTGGCCGCAGCTGGAGACATCACCCCGAGTGGCACGGCGACAGAAGCCGGCGCGTACCGCGTGAGGGTAAACAACATCCTCAGCGACGAGTTTGTCATCACGGGCACTGACACCGTGGCGAGCATCATCACGAGTATGGAGGCGGCCATCAATGCCGTGTTGGATATGCCAGTCATCGCGGTGGACAACACCACGGTTCTGGACCTCACTGCAAAGTGGGAAGGGGTTTCGTCCAACGCCATCGTCGTCTCCGTAGAGGGGCCGAGCGTGGGTGTCTCGTTTGCCTTCACCCAGCCGACAGGCGGGTTGGTCAATCCAGACGTCACCGCTGCCATCGCGCAGATGGGGAATGTCTGGTACACGCTCATCCACAACTGCATGGACGCGGCAGACACCGCGACCATGGACTTGTTCAAGGCCGAGGGGGAGCTGCGGTGGGGCGCCACGGTGCGCAAACCGTTCCGCTGCTACACGGGCAACACGGCGACCACGGTGGCGAACGCGACCACGGTCAGCGCCGCACGAACGACGGACAAGGTGAATGGGCAGCTGGTCGCACCGGGCTCCATCGACCTCCCGTTCCAGGTGGCCGCGCGGCAGCTTGCGCGCATTGCGCGGCGCGCCAACAACGAACCGGGTCGGCTCTACAGCGGCATGCGCGCGGACGGGCTGACGCCCGGCGCAGATGCGGACCAGTGGACGTTCCCGCAGCGGGACGCGGCCATGAAGGCGGGCTCAAGCACGGTGGAGATTGTGGACAGCGAGATTCAGCTTTCCAACATCATCACCTTCTGGGCGCCGGTGGGCGAGCCCATCCCGGCCTTCCGCTTTGACGCGGACATTGTGAAGTTGTCCAATGTCATCTTCAACCTAGACATCGAGTTCTCGAAGGACGACTGGCAAGGCGCCATCCTCGTTCCCGACGGGAGCCCAGCCGTCCAAAGCTACATCAAGCAACCCAAGCAAGCCGTCGCCGCCGTGGCGACCGTGCTCGACGGGTTGGAGCTGGCAGGGCAAATCAGTGACGCGGCGGCGGCCAAGAAAACCATCGTGGCCACCATCGACTCGCAGAACCCGAAGCGGCTGAACGTCTCTGTGACGGTCCAGCTCTCCGGCAACGTCAACGTCACGGACGTGACCCTCAACTTCGGCTTCTACTTCGGCAGTGCAGCCGTCGCGGCATAGGAGAAACAGATGGCAGGAAAAGGCGGAAGCATTCAAAGCGTCTCCATCAACGGGAGATTGTTCCCGGTGGCGGCAGACGCGGACACCTCGCGAAAGCTCGGTGGCTTCGAGAACGAAGTGCAGGCCAACGGGGACGGCACGGCGCGCACCATCAAGACGCGCGTCCCGTGGTCCCTCGGAGGCCTCCAGGTGGAGGTGGACGAGGAGAGGGCGGACCAGCAGTTCCTCCAGCAAGTGGCGGACCAGGCGGACGCTGTCCCCATGGCCATCACGTACGCGTCCCAGGCAACCTATCAAGGCACGGGCACGCTCACTGATGAGCTGTCCTTCAGCAACACCAGCGCGACAGCGACCATCAGCATGATGGGCTCAGGACAGCTGACGCTGCAGTAAGGAGTCGACCATGGCAGATGTCTCCGAGGAGATTGCCAGACAAGAGCTGCACAGGTTCTTCGAGGCAATGGACATCGACGTAGAAGAGAGCGAGTTAGACGAGGACGACAACCAGCAGCTCGGGCTTCTTGTGAGAAGCATATGCTCGGGCAACCTCTCTATCGACGAAGATGGGCAACCGGTCTACCGTCCCAAGACGGGCGGCGGGGAGCCCATCACGTTCTACGAACCAACCGGCGCCAGCTACATGGCAATGGACAAACGAGCGACCAGAAGGAGCGACAGGGGCGCAGAGCCACAAGACCAAACCGTTGCGAAGATGTTCCGCGTCATGGCCGACATGACCAAGACCAACGTGTCCCTCTTTGCCAACATGAAGAACCGCGACCTGAAAGTCTGCATGGCAATCGCGTCGATTTTTTTAGCTCAATAGCGGGGACGCCCCTTGTCCGAGACGGGGAGGACGCGTTTCTTGGAAAGGAACACACAGTGCAGGCGGTCTACTCAGAGATGTTTCTTCAGGTGTGCCGTCTGTACACGTCCCTTCCCGACCCGCGCACGATGACGATGCGTGAGGTGTCCTTCTACTTCGAGGGCTGCCGCGCTGAGTTGCAAGAGCTAACGAAACCGAAGGGGTCGTAAGTGGCCACGCGTTTCAACGTCGAAGCCATCTTCAAGGCCATCGACAAGTTCTCCGCGCCCATTGCCAAGATGGAGGGGAGGCTTGGCAAGTTCACCCGCGGCGTGAAGCGGAGCATGCGCCAGGCCAGCGCGGCGGCCGGCAAGTTCCTCCGCGGCATCAAGAAGGTCGGCCGGGGCCTGCTCGTCTTTGGTGCCGCGGCCGGCTTCGCTGCCTTCAAGGTACTCAGCGCCGGCGCGGACTTTGAGCAGGCGATAACCAACGTCGGCGCCGTTGCGCTCATGACGCGCAAACAGACAGCGGCGATGGAGGAGCAGGCCAAGAAGCTCGGGGAGACCACCAAGTTCACGGCCACCGAGTCCGCGCAGGCCATGGAAATCCTCATGCGCGCCGGCTTCGGTGTCGAGAACACGATGAAGGCTGTTCCCGCAGTTCTCGACGCCGCCGCGGCCTCCGGGCTGGAGATGGCGGAGGTGGCGGACATCACGTCCAATGCGCTCAAGGGTTTCGGGCTTGATACCAGCGAGGCGGCGCGCGTGGCGGACGTGTTGGCGCTGGCCAGCAGCAAGACGAACTCGACCATGGGCACGCTCGGCGAGTCGCTGAAGAACGTTTCCTCCACCGCCCGGCAGCTGGGCGTCCCGCTGGAGGATGCGGTTGCTGGCGTGGCGCTGCTGCAAGACGTGGGGCTAGACGCCAGCGTGGCCGGCAGCTCCTTCAACACCATGCTCACCCGCATGGCCAAGCCACCGGCCAAGATTGCCAAGGCGATGAAGAAGGCCGGCCTCAGCTTCAAGACAGCCGAGGGCGACATGAAAACGCTGCCCGAGGTCATCGAAACGATATCGCTGCTGGCGGAGAAGAGTGGCGGCAACCTGAACCAAGTGGGGGTGATGGCGGAGCTGTTCGGGCTGCGAGGACAGAAGGCAGCCACGAACCTCAAGGACTTGTTCGACCGCAAGAACGGCATCAACCTCGGCGAGCTGACAAAGCAGCTGAACAACGCCTCTGGCGCGGCCAAGAAGATGGCTGCGATACGCATGGACACGCTCACCGGCGACATGACCATCCTCAAGTCCACGCTGGAGGGGGTGAAGATTTCCATCTTCGAAGAAGCAGCGGCGCCCCTCCGCAGCATCGTGCAGTCCATCACCGAGTGGGTGCGGCAGAACAAGGACCTCATCGTGGAGGGCGTAACGGACTTCCTCGTGTTCCTGCGGGAGAACGGGCCGCTCATCATCAATGTCCTCACCCGCATTGCGCGCGTCGTGGGCGTGTTCTCTGTCATGGCGGTTGGCGTCAAGCTGCTGGCGGGCGCGGTTTGGGTTCTCACCGCGGCCATCGCCGCCAACCCCATCGGCCTCTTCCTCACAGCCATCGGCTTGGTCGCGTTCTTCTGGGAGGACTTGGTGGGCACGTGGCGGGAGGCGCAAATCATGCTTCGCAGCCTCTGGTCAACGATACTGGAGGGCGCCAACCGCATCTCACCCATCCTCGGCACCATCGTCGAGATGATTGGGAAGATTCTCAGCTTCAACCCCATCGGCTTGGCCGCGCGCATGGGCAACTTCATCTTCGGCGGGGGTGGTGAAGAAGAGTCGTACACCGGCGGCCTGCCGCCTCCCCCTCCCTCAACCACTCCGCAGGTGACGCCACCGGGGCCGGGCGGGAACTTCGTAATGAAGGAGGACGTCAACATCCTCCTCCGAGACGAGACGGGGCGCGCCGAAGTCTCAAGCAACCGCCCGCGGAACAGCAGCAAGCTCCGCGTCGCGTCAAGTGGGGCAGAGTAGATGACCTGGGAAGATAGACTCCGAACCGCCGCGTACTTCCCGCCCGACTCGCCGGACACCGGACTGGTCTTTTCGTACGAAGATGTTTCACGTGAAACAGTAAAGCGCACGGCGGGCTTCGAGTTCCCCGGGGTGGACGGGACGTACGTGCAAGACAACGGGTTCGGCGCGCAGAAGTTTCCCCTGCGCTGCTACTTCTCCGGCGACGACCACGACTTGCTTGCCACGACGTTTGAGCGGGCGCTGCTGCAGAAAGGGCCGGGGCGCCTGAGTCACCCGCTGTATGGAGAGGCGGACGTGGTTCCGTTCGGCCCCATCTCCCGCCGTGACGACCTCAAGACGCGCGCCAACCAGACGGTGATTCAAGTCACGTTCTGGGAAACCACGAAGCTCGTCTACCCATCCAACCAACTGGACGCGCGGAGCCAGCTGGAGGCGAGTACCGCAGAGTTCATCTCCACCACTGGCCCCTCGCAGTTCGAGGACACGGTTGACGTCTCCACGCTCCTCGCGCAAGGCAACCTGAAGGCCACGACGCAGAACGTGCTCTCCGGCATTGAGGCGACACTGGGCACGGTGGCCGCGGTGACGACGGAGGTGAACAACCTGTTCCGGGACGCGCAGGACGCCATCAACCTGTCGCTGGACATCTTGGTCGGGCAGCCGCTGAACCTGGCGCAGCAACTCTGCAACCTCATCGCGCTGCCGGGCCGGGCCATCAGCGGGTTCGTGGACCGCGTGTTGGGATACCGGGACTTCGCGGTGGTCCTGTTCGGCAGCAAAGCAGGGGACCCGGCGGGCGCCGTGGGGCTGAGCCTTCCGCTCGAAGCCACCGATATCGCAAACGATTTCTTCCTCACGGACCTCAGCGCGGCTGCGGCGGTGAACGGAACGCTCGTGTCGCTGTTGGAGACAGAGTTCGAGACGCGCACGGACGCCCAGGCGGCGGCGGACACCGTGCTCCAGCTGTTCGACGACTGGGTGGCGTGGCGCGAGGCCGGGTACGCGGCGCTGACGTGTGACGTGGGCACCTCCTACCAAACCCTTCAGCAAAGTGTCGCCCTCGCGGCGGGCTTGGTCGTGGAGATTTCCTTCACCCTGCTCTCCGAGCGCGTGCTGGTCCTTGGCCGGAATCGGACCATCGTGGACGTGGCGTCCGAGGTGTACGGCAATGTAGACGACGAGACGCTGAACCGTCTCATCAACAACAACGACCTGACGGGCTCCCAAATCCTAGAGCTGGAGAAGGGGGACCGGATTGCCTATTACGGATGACGTCGTCCTCAAGATAGACGGGCAGCGGTGGTCGTACTGGGAACAGGTGGAGCTCACGCTCTCTCTTGACAGCTTTGACCTCTGCGCGTTCACCAGCGTCTTTGAACCGGACGACCAGGACTTCCGCAACACCTTCAAGCCCTTCACCTTCAAGCCGTTGACGGTGGAGGTGGACAACGACTTGCTCTTCTCCGGGCAACTCGTGGGCGTGGAGCCAAAGACGACGCCGAGCAGCAAGACGGTGGAGTGCCAAGGCTACGCCCTCCCCGCCGTGCTCTCCGACGTCAACGCGCCTGAGTCCGCGTTCCCCATCGAGTTCAACGGGATGACGCTGCAGCAAATCGCTGACCAGCTCGCTGCTCCCTTTGGCGTACAAGTAGAGTTCGACGCGCCCGCCGGCGCCGCATTCCGGCGCGTGAAGATGGAGCGGACGGACAAGGTGTTCGACTTCCTCACGAAGCTGGCAAAGCAGCGCAGTCTCGTCATCAGCAACACCGCGGCCGGGCGCCTCCGCTTCTTCCAGTCCGTGGGCGCCGGCGTCCCCGTCGTCTCCCTCCGGGAGGGGGAGCAACCGTGCCAAAGCATCGCCGCCACCTTCAGCCCGCAAGCGTACTTCTCTGAAATCACGGGCTTTGCCAAGACGAAGGCGGGCAGGCGCGGCAGCCGGTACACGGTGCAGAACCCGAAGCTCCCGTCGGTCGTGCGACCGCTGAGCTACAACGCAGACGACGTGCGAGCGCCCGACCTCCCCACTGCCGTCCAGGCGCGCATGGCGCGGATGTTTGGGAACATGGTGGCATACGTCGTCGAGCTGCCGACGTGGCGCGACCCGGCCGGCGGACTGTTCGCTCCCAACACGCTCCTCACCCTCGAAGCGCCCGGGGCGATGGTGTACAACAAGACCACGATGCTCATTCGAGACGTCGTGCTGAGACAAAACAAGGAAGCGACCACGGCGTCCCTGGGACTCGTGTTACCCGGTGCGTTCAGCGGTCAGCTTCCTGAGGTGCTGCCATGGGATTGATTGGTTCCGTCATAGAGTTCCTTCGAGAGCAAATCGAGGGCGAGCAAGTCATCGGCGTCAAGTTCGACCCGGGTGGAGAGGACACGGCGATTGCGGACCACGTGGCACCCGCCGGCATCGACGCGCCGCCACTGCAGGACGACTACGTGGGGGTGACGCAAGGGGCGGGGACGGGACGCTGGGTGGTTCTCGGCTACGTGGACCCAAAGAACGAGGGCATCGCCAACCCCGGAGAGGTGCGGCTGTACTCCCGAGACAGTGATGGCGCCGTCCTGGTCACGCTCCGCATGGCGGCAGATGAGGAGTTCGTGCACATCGGCCAGGACGTGTGCGAGGAGCTGATTGCGCGGGCCGACCGGGTGGAGGCGGAGCTAGAGAAGCTCAAGACCGCGCACAACGACCACAAGCATGCGCACGACGTCTGCGCGGGTGGCACGTCTGGGGTCGGCACGCTCGCTGGGACATCGGACGTTCCCGACAAGACCTATGACCCGGGCGCGGTGGGCTGCGACAAGGTGAAGGGCGTATGACTGACGTTCGGCTGTATCAAACGGGCGACGGCGGCGAAATCAACTTCGTGCAGGGCAACCCTGAGCTTTCGCCGGTCGGCTACGAGACTGCGGCCTACCTCTCCCTCCTCGGCGGCAACATCGAGGACAACGGGAGCGAGAGCACCGACGCGCTCCAATGGTGGGGCAACCGGACGGAGACGGACCCGGTGCGGCAGTACCGAAGCCGCTTCCAAGGCGCCATCCAAGCGAGCAAGAACCTCGCCTCAGACGTTCTTCGCATCGAGGACGCGGCGGGGCTGGACTTGGCGTGGTTCACCTCCGAGGGGGTGGCGGATGAGGTGCGCGTCTCCGCCTCCGTGCCCGCGTACGACAGGCTAGAGCTGACCGTGGACATCCAGCTTGGCGACAATGAATACTCGTTCACGTTCCTGGTATCGGTGACACTATGAGCCTCAGCACGCCCACGATTGCGCAAATCAGCGACAACATCGTCAACCAGATAGAGTCGAAGCTTTCGCAGACCGTACCGTTCCTCCCCAAGCTCTTCTCGCGCGTGCTCGCCAAGGCGCTCGGGGCCGTGTTCATCCTCGTCTACAAGTATGCCGGCTTCTCGCTGCTGCAGATGTTCGTGGCCACGGCGTCGTCCAAGGACACGGTCGTCAACGGCAAGACGGTCAACCCGCTCACCGAGTGGGGCGTGCTACTGGGCGTCGGCAAACCCAATGACGCAACGCGTTGGGAGGGCACGGCCACCATCTCCGTCCTCAACCAAACGGGCTCCCTCCCCGCCGGCTCTCAGCTCCTTCGGTCGGAGACCGGGGTGCTCTACCTCACGCTCTCTGCGGTGACGCTGGACGCAGCAACCAAGACCATCACCGTGCGCGCCAGCAGCGACCAGGTGGACAACGGTGGCGCGGGCACGCTGGGGAACCTGAACGACGGTGACACCATCTCCTTCGCCAACCCGCAAGCAAATGTCGCGGAGGATGCCACGGTGGCCAGTACCACCGTCACCGGCGCCGACGCCGAGGACCCCGAGGTGTACCGCCAGCGCGTCATCGAGCGGGCAGCGCTGCAGCCGCAGGGAGGCGCGTACGCTGATTATCGCATCTGGGGCGCCGACGTGGCGGGCATTCTCTCGGTCTGGCCGTACACGGGCGACCCAGGGGAGGTGGACGTGTACGTAGAGGCCACGGAGGCCAGCAGCGGCTCCGCAGACGGCATCCCCACCCAGGCGCAGCTGGACGCCGTGGCGACCGCCATTGCGCTGGACAGCGGCGGCCTGGCCACGAACCGCCCGGCCAACGCCCTCGTCAACACCCTGCCCATCACGCGCACCGGCTTTGGCGTTGTCGTGGGTGGGCTGGAGGCCGCGGACCTGTCGGCCGCGGAGACTGCCGTCACCAACGCGTTGGACGACTGGCTGCGCACGCGGGCGCCCTTCATCGTCGGCCTCTCTTTCCTGCCGCGCGAGGACCGGGTGACGCAGGGCAGCGTCGGCGGCATCGTGAACCAGGCGGCGGAGACAGTGGGTGGCACCGTTGCGCAAGTCTCCCTCTTCCGCGGGCTCACAGAAATCAACGGCTACACCCTAGACGAAGGCGAACTGGCAAAGCTCGGCACCATCACGTTCGCGTAAGGAAACCCCATGGCAATCATCCCATCGACAAAGTACACCGGCCAGATTGATACGAGCGACCCAACTGGCTATCCCCTCGGCAAGCCGCAAAACGTCATCACGACCGGCGATGGCACGGGGACGCCGCTGGAGAAGGATTGGCTCGCAGACCTCTGGGGATACCTCCAGTACAAGCTCTCCAGGGTCGGCATCACCGCAACCGGGACACCGGACAAAGTTGGCGCCTCTCAGTACATGGACGCGGATGACGTCCGCCTTGGCACGCCCGGCAATCTTCTCGTCCTTCCCTTCGACCTCGACGCTGCGGTCTGGCTCGACCCGCTGTACGACACGACGACGCAGATAGCCCTCTCCCGAAGCGGGATAATAAGCCCGGACGGGACCAAGCTCATCATCGCCTCCGGTACGTACATCTGGCAGTGGACGCTTTCTCTTCCCTACGTCATCTCGTCCGCGACCTACGACGGAGACTCCACCCGCATCAACACGACGGCGTTCGACAACGGGCCAGAGGAAATGGCCTGGAGGGATGACGGGACGCAGCTCTTTGTTCTCGGTTCACTCAGCGGGGACGTCGCGAGTTACACCTGCCCGACGCCGTGGGACATCGCCAGCGCGACAAAGGACGCCAATGAGCTGGACACGTCCACGGAGACAACCGGCAACGACCCGACCGGCATGTGCATCAGCTACGACGGCAAGAAAATATATGTCGTTGCAAGGCTCTCGAATCAAATCTACGAGTACACACTCTCGACCGCCTGGGACTTGAGCACGGGTACATACAGCACCAACTCCCTCAACCAACTTCAGGAGACGGTGCCGACGAGCTTGGCCATCAGCAAGGACGGTCGGCTGTTCTGGATTTGTGGCACTGCTGAATCCATCGAGGAGTTCGTTCTTTCAACCCCGTTCGACATCAGCACGGGCACGTACAACAGCAAGAGCCTGAATCTCGAAACGCTTTTGCCGGGCACGCAGACCATCACCAAAATAAACGTCAACCACGAGAGGACCATGATGGTCGTCGTGGACAACGGGGAAGCGTACCTGTTTTCGACAAGTCGAGTTGTGGGCGCGTAGGGAATGAGATTCTTTCGGCAGTTCCAGCATCTTCTTCCGCGCACCGAAGCCTGGTCTTTGGTTGCGGAGAAGCAGCTGCGGAAGCTGTTCGAGGCGCTGGCGCAAAGCCCGACCGCGGACGCGGTGGAGTTTGTTGATGACGTGTGGCTCGACATCTTCCCCGAGACGACGCGAGAGCTGGAGAAGTGGGAGCAGCAGTTTCAGCTAGACGGCGGTGGGACAGACACGGCGCGGAGGCTTGCGCTGGCGGCGCGCTGGCAGGCGCAGGGAGGCCAGGACCCGCAGTACATTCAGGACACGCTGCAGGCAGCCGGCTTCGACGCGTACGTCCATGAATGGTGGGAAACAGAACCAGAAACGAGACTCACCTACTCACTCGAATCCGGCAGCGTGGGAACCCAGGACACCTTCCCCACGGGCCTCTGGTTCTCTGCGGCCGGAGACAAATGCTATGTCGCAGGCAACACGGGCCAGGACATCAACGGCTATACGCTCTCGACGCCTTGGGACGTCTCGACGCTTGGGAGCCCGGTTGTCAAAGACACGTCGCCACAAAACACCAGTCCAATGGCCGTCATGTTCAGCGCGGACGGCGGCACGATGTTCATGCTTGGGGTCAACACCAACCAGGTCATTTATCAATACAACGTCCCAACTCCGTGGGACATCACGAGCGCAACCTACGCCAGCAAAACTCTTTTCGTCTCGCCGCAGGACAACCTTCCGCGCGGGATGACGTTCAACGATGACGGGAGCTTGCTTTTGGTGATTGGGCAGCAGAACAACAAAATCTATCAGTACGAGCTGCCTTTTCCATACACGTTGACCAGCTACAACTACTCCGGCGTCGCGATGGACACGAGCGGCGCGGACACCGGCATGACCGGCGTCGCGTTCACCGGAGACGGCAACTATGTCGAGGCCATCAGCGCGGCCTCAGATTCCATTTGGCAGTGGAAGCTCGGCACCCCCTACGACATTTCAACCGCCGGGCTGCCAGTCGAAATCGGTGACGTTTCAAACGAGGAAACCGTTCCGCAAGACATGTTCGTGCGGCAGGCAACGGGAGACACGTACATCGTCGGGAGCAACGCCGACACGGTGTTCCGCTACAGCCGCAGCGTCAGCGACTACCGCGACACCGGCAAGTCGTTCTTTCTTTCTGGGGGCGGAACTCAGCCTCAGGCGATGTACATGCGCGCAGACGGCGAGATGGTAATCACGGCGCACGGCCAGTTCGACCTCATCGTGCAGGGCAACCTAGCCACCCCGTTCGACATCAGCACGACCACCGTTGGCACCTTCGGCGGCGTGGGCGTTCAGGAGGGCAACCCCACCGGCATATCGTTCTCGGAGGACGGTACGCTCATGTTCATCTACGGCGACACGGACAAGGTGCGTTCGTACTCGCTTTTCACTCCCTGGGACGTCGCGACGCTTTCAGCAACCGGGGACGAGCTGGACGTGTCCGCGCACATTCCAACGGTGACGGGGGACATGTTCTTCAAGCCCGACGGGACCGCCCTTTGGGTCTGCGGCCAGAACGCAGGCGCCAGCGGTGTCGTGGTTCGATACAACCTCAGCTCGCCGTGGGACATCACGACCGGCGTCTACGCGGGCGAGACGTACATCACGGCAGAAACGACGGCGCCATACGGACTCTGGTTTGGGGACAGCGGGTTTTCCATGTGGGTTGCGGACGACGCCGGGAACCTTGCGCTCAAGTACACGCTGGCCGTCCAGTACGACATCACGACGGCCTCGTTCGACAGCAGCCTAGACCCGGGCTTCAGTAACCCGAGCGGCATTTGTCTTAGCCCGAACAGCAAGAACCTGTATGTCCTCGACCGCAACACGAGGGTGATAGACCAGTATTCCCGTCTGCAGCCAAGGGACCCGCGCGACTACACGAACCAGCCCCTCATTGGGTTGACGCAATGCGGAGACTCGGACGCAGAGTGTGGGGAGCAGCCACCAAACCAGGAGAGCGACACGAGCGCCGTCTGCTCTGACTTGCTGGCCAACGACGTGTTCTACCTGGTCAACAAAGACCTCACGAAACGCGCGCCGCCGCCGGTGCCAGACGACCCGGCGTACTGGCCCTTCTTCCTCTACATTGGTGGTGAGGTATTCCCGGCGCCCGCAGACGTCCCGGAGGGCAGTCGGGACGCCTTTGAAAAACTCTTGCTCACCATTTGTCCAACGCAGCAATGGATTGTCACGTTGGTCACTTTCTCGAACAACCCCATCAGTCTGATTCTATAGGTGAAACATGGCACTCACAGGTTCTAGCGTAAAACGATTCGACGACGCCACGGGCGACGTCTTTGCAACGTGGGACGACGGGTCCAAGGAACACCAGTCCTTCGTCATGTCGGACGCGGACGGGCAGCCGATTGCCTACGGGTTCCAGGGCATCAGCTCAGTCGCGGAGGACAGCAAGGTCATCAAGGCTAGCGCGGGCGCGGCGGGTGAGCTTCATGCGTACCTCGACGGGCTAAGCGGCACGGCGGTCTGCGCCATGTGCTTCAATGCGACGAGCTTGCCGGCGAACGGGACGACGCCGTACTGGCGCATCCCGCTCATCGGTGGCGTGGGCTCATACTGGTTCCCCACCGGGCTCCTGTTCACCACGGGGTTGGTGATGGCTTTCTCCAGCACGCACGCCAACCTCACCGTCACCACGGGCTCCGAGGGCTTCTTCCAAACGAGGCACCGCTGATGCCTCAGCGTTTGCAGGGCGGCACGCCAGCAGTCGGCGGCATTGGTGGGACGGTCACACGGTCGTCTACCGTGTGCGAGTCGGTGGGCAACATTCTCGCCTGTCCATTCAGGGATGACGTTCTCGACAAGTCTGGGAACCACACCATCGACTATGGGACTCCGACTCTAGGAGACACCTATTTCAACAGCGCGGTCAACGCCAGCCATTCCTACGACGGCAATGACATGCTGCTGCTCGACCGAGGCCTCCCAACAGGTGCGCCGAGAATCACCGGGACTTCACAAGCCCACCAAGTCCCGCACACCTCGCCAGTCACGTTCGGCGGATTTATGATGGGGACGGTCCTGGGTTACACGCTCCAGTTACTCGGCTCCGGTCCTGGCAGCAATAGCTCCAACTATGCGCTTCAACTGCAAAGCTCTGCCGGGTGGCGCTTCCAAGGCAACGGCGTCACGGCGATGGGCGTCAACTTTGAAGAGACGCCCGCTGGTCGGTGGTTTCATGTCTGTCTCGCCATCGATAGCACTGGCAGAGGAACAGGAAGCAACCCCGCGGAGTTCTATCTCAACGGACAGCCCGTTTGGTCCGGTGACGTGGTTGCGAGCCAGACGGTCAACACGACCGACGTGTATTCTTTTGCATGTGACCAGGATGAGACTGCCTCAGATATTGACGGTTTCATGGCGAACGTCTTTGTAACAGACACGGTGCTCGACAGAGCAACCATCAGGGCCTTGTCGGATGAAAGTTTTGGGCACGCCTCTCCGTACGTAAACGTGATTCCATAAAAGGAACCAATGGCCAACGCATCCCTTCCAGTCCCCTCCTCCCTCGACGACACCATCAACGCGCCGACGCCGGACAACGATGTGGACGCGCCGGTCGCCAACCCAGTAATCCTCCGCGACCAAGCGGCCAACGTCTCACTCCTAACGCTAGTGAACACGAAGGCGGAGAGCGGGGATGCGAGCAACCTTCCCGCGCTCGACGTCCTAATCGAATCCGATACCGACCACGCAGTCGAGGTTCGGAACGCTGACAACACGCGCAGGATGGTGTTCAAGAGCAACGGCATCCTATTCATTCCCAAGCTCGACACGGCGGCACCGGCCTCCTATGCAATCGGCGTCCGCACGCGCGCCGTCGGCGACCTACAGGGCGGCGGGCATCTTTGGATAAACGGCGGCACCGCGCAGGACGGACCTTACGGCGGAGACGTTTACGTGTTCGCAGGCTATGGCAACGGCGGGGCGAACAACGGGCTCGTCAAGATTGCTCCGTTCAACACGTCTCTGCTGGAGCTTGGTGCGGCTGCCACGCCGACGGACGTGAAGGGTGCGCTCCTCCTCGACGGCGTGGACATCTCCACGGTGTTCGACCAGACGCGGCTCGGCTTCGCGGAGTTCGAGTACGACTCCTCCACCGTGGACGGGGACCCCGGCGTTGGGAAGTTCCGGCTCAACAACGCAGACCCGGCGCTGGCGACCATCATGTACATCCCGCGCGTGGACGCAGCCGGTCTCGATGTGACCAGCGCGTCCTTTCGATGGTCGCTGGTCAACAGCCACCTCCGCCTTTCGCAAATCGGGGACCTCACACGCAGCGCGAACTTCGAGGGCAACGGCTCGACCACCAATGCGGGCGCGTACTTCAAGCTCCCCATCATCAGCCGGGGACAGACGACGGCGAAGATTGAAACCGGCGCGCGCATCTCGTTTGCGCCCTACTCGGAGCCAACTGCGGACGGTCTTGAGACGGTCCTTCAACGAGGTGACAACGAAGTCAGTCTCGGCGCAAACGATGACATTCTGATTCACGATGGCGGGAACGCGATAACTCCCCTCACTCTTGAAAAGCAGAAGTCCGACTCTGGCGCAGGCACGAACAAGCCCGTCCTCGAAATACAGCAAGACGGAACGACCGACCCCGGCGCGAAGTTCAACGACGGCGCAAACGGCTCGGTCACTGCCGAAGTCGAAATCAATCCGAAGCGCATCCGCTTCAAGGAGCAGGCGAGCCTCCCGTCTGTTCCAGCGGGACACGGCGACTTCAGCGTGCAAGACACGGTGCCCACCTCGGCGGTTTTCAAGGACGACGAAAACAACACGGTGACGCTCGCCCGCGAGACGCAGCGCATCACCGCGCGCGTGGTTCCGGCAGAGGACATCTGGCGCTACTATCATTACAACGAAGGCTTCATGGGTGACGACCCCTGGAGCAACTCTGGCGGCAGCTCCACAAGCGACGGGACCACGTTGGACACGGACCCGACCTTCGACCGTTGGGACGGCGGCATCTACTTCCCCTACAAGGCGCGGCTGGAGCGCGTCACGTTCTACTGGACCCCAAGCGGCGCGCACAGTACGCACGACTTGTATTGGGATTGCTGGAAGCAACCGTTGACAGAAGGCGCGACAGCAACGCCGACGCAAACCCGCGTCTTTCGCAGTCCCGCTTGGACCGTGGACGGCACCACGAACAAAGCCTACCTCAAGCAAATCACGACCTTTGACACCGACGTCCTTGCGGCTGACGATACGCTCAACTTCTTTGTGACGACGCTGGACGCGAACGGCAACGGTATTCCGATTCGGCTGTGTCTCACCATCGAGTACACGAGGGTTTCAGACTGATGACTGTCCAAGCGCTCCCCACCGACACCGCTTTCCCGCTCGTGCTCACGCTCACGTCCGGTGACACCGGCCTATCTCCGGTCGTCGCGCTTCGGCAGGGCGCCAACTGGCTCGACTTCTCCGACTTCACCTTCAAGCCTTCCGGGTGGACGACGCGCCAAGCGGCGCAAACGGAGGTGAGCGACACGCTCGCGCCGGGACAGTATGAGTACGCCCTCGACGTCTCTCAGCTCAATGCGGCCGTGGGCGACGTGTTCATGGTGGAATATGAAATCACCGGCTCACTCTACGTCTCCGACATGCTGGTCATTGCGGACGCCGGGGTGAGCCTGGACACCACGGCCATCATCAACGCCATCAACGCGCAGACCGTGGCGCTGCTGGCGGTGTACGAGCCGGGCACGGACTGCGCCTCCCCCGTCCTCGTCACGCCCAGCGTCTACACGGGACACAAGGGGGACGCCGTTGCGCTGCCCGTATACCGCGGGGCGACGCTGATGGCGGACGCGGAGCTGGTGGGCTCAACTGGATTGGTGGTCAACTTCTACAACCGGGACACGGACACGAACTACCAAGTGAACACCGCCATTTCCGTGGGCAGCGGCTTCGCTACGTACACCACGACGACGGGGGATGGCGTGTACGAGACGCCGGGCAAATGGGAGGCGCAGGCAGAAGGCGTCTCCGCGACCGGAGAGCCCTGGCGCTCACAGGTGGTTTACACGACAGTGAAGGACGAACTTCAGTGACAATCGTTGCGGTGAAATCTGCGCACGGGTACGATGGTCACGCTCAACCAGGGGGATAGAAGGTGGCACTAGGACAAATCACGGACCCAAGCGGTCTTTCGCAAGGCGCGTCGACGACCGTTTCGGACATCGTGTTCGGAACGCCGACTGCAAACCAGGTAACGGTCACGTCGGCGGGAACCAACCTGCCCCTCCTGCTCGACAACGAGTGGGTGGAGATTCGAGACCACTCGGACACCGTGAACAACGGGCTGTATCAGGTCAACGACGCCAGCCCGTCCACGGGCAGCGTGACGCTGGACAAGGTGAGTGGCAGCAACCCCATCGCCAACGCGGTGGGCGAGTCGGCGTTCGTCTTTTCCCATGTGGCCGCGACCATCACCGACATGGTGTTCACCGTGGACACCGCTCCCAATGTCACCATCAGCTCGGCGGGCAACAACCTGCCCGCCATGGTGGTCGGCGAGCGCTTCACCGTTTTCAACCATACGACGCACGACGGCGTCTACGAGGTGGTCGTAGTCAACACGTCCACGACGAGCTACCTCGTCAAGAGCCTCAGCGGCGCCACGGGTACCGCCGGCTCCGAGAGCGCGGACACGCGCACCGACATGAAGAACCTCATGTGGGACACGGCTGCCTTGGAGTGTTACGCGCTCGAAGATGCCACGGCATCCCAGGGCCACCTGGACCTGGACGGTGTGCTCGGCCAAGCGTTCTACAGCAAGGCCGTCATCGATTGGAAGGACGACAACTTCCTCATCGCGAACGCCCCCTTTCCGATGCTCACGATTGACTCGGACGCTGGTAAATATCTCATCGGCCAGGACCCCTCGGGCAATAACTCAGGTTGGTCGCCGCGCGACAACGCCACCTTCTCGATTCGGACGCGAAAGATGTTCCGAAACATGGGCTGGAGCGAAGTCAGCGCCGCCGGTGTCCTCGATGCGCAGTACGCAGGCATCCGAACCCTCGGCGCGTTCCTAGACGAGACGGCCGGCACCGGCGACCTCGCCTACTATCAGTTCGGCACGGACACGACGGTCGATGACACCGTGGACTTCACGTTCAACGGTCCCGTCAACGAAGCCGTTCTCATCTACAACGAAATCGGGAACCCCGACACGTTCACGTTCGTAGATGGCGCGGGCGGGGACGACACCGCCACCCGTGCAACCGGCTCGTTCATTACCGACGGCTTCAAGGTCGGCGGCCAGATGACGGTGCGCGCGGCCAACACCGCCGCGAACGACGGGACATACACCATCATCGGGGTCGCCGCCCTGACGTTGACGTTTGCAACCGGCACGTTCGACACCGGCGAAGCGGACACGGTTGCGCAAATCTCCGTGGACAACCGAAACGCACTCACGCTGCGTCTCCGAGAAAGAACCACGCCGGGCAACTCCAACGCACGAACGTTCGCGCAGTCCGACTTGGCCGCGGCTGGTGAGTCCGTTCTCTCGAACCGCTTGTTCACGTTCGGCCTGGCCAACTCGCAGGACCTGGACATCTCGTCCGCGGACGCCACCATCACCGGCAGCTCCCCGTGGAACGGCATGTCCATCACCTACTATGCCACTCCGCAAGCGCAGGGTGACGGCGGTGGCGGTGGTGACGGCCTCCTGGTCGGCGGCCCGTACAACTTCGGCATCATCGTCGACGGCAATAACGGCACGAACACTGAGGTGTACGAGTTCGTCCAATACTCGCTTCGCCAAGCCACGGACATTGACGCGGACGCGGACACCGCCATCGGCAAGACGATGGACGGGCTCATGCGCTTCGTCGGTCCCACGCTAGAGGTTGGCTCTGTGGACGGCGGCCTATCCTTCCCGTCTAACCCGGACGGCGGCGGCTCGGGCGTCTACATCATCAACCTCAACAGCGCGTCTGCGAACGACACGGTGTACTTCGACAACCTGGGGACGCAGCGGAACGCGCCTCTCACCGTCTCGGTCACGCTGGACTTCAACCAGACCCTCATCGACGACACCGTGGCGGAGTACACCCTGTTCTTCGACTTCACGCGGACCCGGAACGTCACTGACCTCATCGTCACAGCGGGCACCGGGGCGGACGGGACGTTCGATAGCACGGGCGCCAACCTCTCCGCGTTGAATGTGGGGGCCGGACAGTACGTGCGCGTCGGTGGCCTCACCGGAGCCGATGCGGCCATGAACGGCATCTACCAAGTCACCGCGGAAACGAGCACGTCCCAATGGAGCGTGACGCGCTACGATTCGGAAACGATTACCACCACGTCTAGCGCCGCTGCGGACATCGACGAGTACCCAATCGACTCGCCAGACAACATCATCGTCAAGGACAACCTGGCAGCAGATGTGACGGGGTTGGCGTCTGCCGACTACAGCTTCTCGTTCGACTACTCGAACAACGTCCAAGGCGGGCGAACGGCAAGCACGGACGCGGATGTACAGGCCAGGGCCATCGGGCAACAGACGGCGCAGTACACCCAGTCCACCGTCCAAACCATCTCGACGTCTGCGCTCACCATTCCGGTGACTTCACAAATCGAACGAAACTTCCTCAACCTCTAAGGAGCCACCGTGTTCGGAGTTGTTCTCACACCAGAACACGACCCCGCGAGCATCGACCTTTGGGCGTCGTTGCTTGCGGGGTTTCCCGGACACGTTCCGTATTGTTGCTGCGGTCCGATTCCAGATTGGTGGGCGGGCTTCAAGGTCTGGCGCGACGCGACGCTGCTGCCCGCGGGCGCCAACGTCGTTCACGTGGTTCCGACTGGAGAGGAGTCGATTCTCCAGTTCTCCCACCCGGAGGACGCCTGCTACGTGTTCGGCCCTGACCATGAGAGCATGGTTCATCACCACGCCGGGCCAACGGTTTTCATTCCCTCGGACGGCGCGCACCTGTATTCGCATCATGCTGGCGCCATCGTGCTCTACGACCGGCTGCTGAAGAGTTCCTAAGTGGCCAACCAAATCACCGACAACCGAACGCTGGTAGATGGAGCGAACGCGACAACCAACTGGGTCGTCGCCGTTGGCGGCGGCGGCGCGTCCGTGGCACTCGACACTGATGTGAAGATTGAGGGCTCCGGTTCCATCGCCGAGCAGATTTCCAGCTCCCGCCGTGGGTGTCTCTACAACGCAGGGGCAACGCAGAACTGGGCGAACCAGGTTTTCTACGTCTGGATAAACTGCGGCATCGTCGGCTTGCTGGACACGAAGGCAAACGGCGGACTCACCATTCGTTTCACAGGCCCCACGGTCACGGACTTCTTCGAGTTCTACGTGGGCGGCAATGATTCGTGGCCCACCTCAGTCGAAGGCGGGTGGACGCAGTTCGTGGTGGACATTGAGGGCACGCCGAGCAACACCGGGGGAACGGCGCCTGCGACGAGCGCCATCCAGCACGTCGGCTTCACTGCCGTCACCGCCACCGTGATGACCAAGACGGTGGACAACACGTGGATAGACGAGATTCGTCGGCTGCCCGATGGGAGCCCCGGCATCATTGTCGAGGGCCGCAACGGTGGGACAACCGATTGGGACTTCGCCGACATCTTCACCCAGCTTGGCTCCAGCGCCGGCACGTTCAAGCCCGGTCCCGGTGGCTCGTGGACCATCAACACGCCGCTCCAAGTCGGCATCAACGACACGACCACGCACGGGTTCTCAGATACCGACCAGCTCATCTTGTGGGAGGACCAGGAGTGGGCGCCGTCGGACCTCTACAAAATCTCTGCGCTCGGCAACTCCGGCGGGACAACCAACTTCAAGCTCGGCACCAAGAGCGGCACGGGGAATGACGCCGTGGGTGCGCAGGGCGGTGTCATCACCGCTGCCGCCGCCGGTGTCCGTTGGGACATGGATTTCAACGACGCGAACCTGGATGCGATTGGATTGTACGGCGTCCAGTTCGGACACGGCGGCGCGTTCTTGCTCGACGACGCAGCGGTCGAAGCCATCTCGTGCCAGTACCGTGACGTCTCAAGTGCGCTGGTGAGCAACAGCCTGCAGCTGAAGAACGCCATCCTCGACGCCAACACGGCGGACGGCGTGGCGTTCATGACCACGGACGACCTTGGAGACATTCGCTTCTGCGACTTCGCGTTCAGTGACGGCCACGCGATAGAGCTGACGACGCCGCGCGTGGCCAGCCAAACCTCCACCGGCAACCGCTTCAGCGGCTACGCCCTGCAGGCGGGCACCGCAAACGACCGGAGCATCTACAACAACACCGCCGGCGCCGTCGCCATCTCCGTCGTCAGCGGCGGCTCGGTAACAGAGCACTCCTACCGGGACGGCACCAGCGCATCAACGACGGTCACCGCCAACATCTCCGTCAGCTTCACCAACTTTGCGGTCGGCACGGAGATTCGTGTCTACATCAACTCCACGGGCGCGGAGGAAGATGGTATCGAGACAACCGTGGCGGACCCCTGGGTCGCAACCCTGCAATCTGGGGTCGCCTACGACATCGTCGCCATCCAAAAAGGGTATGAGCCCATTCGCTTCAACAACCGGAGCTTCTCCGCTGACGCGACGGTCAACCTCAACCAGCAGCCTGACCCGAACTTCAGAAACCTATGACCAAGAAACTATGGGAGCGACATACCGCGTTCTTCGTTATCGAAATCAAGGTGGGCAACATCTGGGTTGAGCAGGCGCGGGGAAGCACGGAGGAGCAGGCGCTTGGGATTGCGGACAAGATTTTGCACGACCCCGCGGTGCGCTCGGTGCGCATCACCTCACACACCGTCAAGCACGTGGCCACCGTGGTTCACGAGAAGTCGCAGTCCGTCGTCATGCGCTTGCCGCCGAAGATGACGCCGACGGGCCGGAACGCTCTTTGCCCGCGCTGCAAGACGGGGAGCACCGTCGCCTCAGACGGGATTCTGGAGTGGATATTTTGTCCCAAGTGCCAAACGGCGCTCCCGGGTGAGAACGTGATAAAGGGGTAGACATGGCTGACGTCGTCACGTTTGACCCAGTGAACCTCCGCATCATTGAAATCTCAACGGGCGGAGACAACGAACTCGACTGGCGCGAAATCTACAGCGAGTGGAAAGATTGGTTGCTGGCGGTCCCGCAGCGGCGCGGCCTACCGCAAGCGTTTCGCGTCGTTGGCGGCGACCCTACCTCCGACACGGAAAACCTCGGCTCTACGTTCTTCATGCTTCACCCATGGAAGTTCCGTCCCGCCGAAAGCGACCACAACCTCCAAATCAACGGCAACCTGTTCCCCGACCCTCCCGACTGGCAAACGTACGCCCCGACGCTCGGTGGCTTCACCGTTCTCTTTGAGCTGAAGGTGTCGACGCTGGTGGAGCAGGTAAACACCGGCGGCGGCGGCGGCGGCTGCACCGCAGAGGACTGCGCTCTCATCATTGAAGTTCTCCAACGCATCGACGCCAACGTCATCGCTCTTGGCGCGGGCGCGGTAGACGGCATCGACTGCGGCATCACCCCGGTTGTCCTCCCCACCATCTACGTCGGACATAAGGGGGACAGCTATGCGTTTCCCGTCTACCGCAATGAAGTTCTCATCAGCCCGAGCGAGCTCGCCACCGCGACCGGCTTGCAAGTGACGTGGGAAAACGAGGACACGGCGCAAACCGTGATTGTCACCGTGGGCGTCGCGGCGGACGAATCGACGGTTGCGTACACGGTGACAGACGCGGACCTTGTCTTTGAGACAGTTGGCAAGTGGGTCGGCCAGGCCAGCGGCATCGCGGCCAACGGCGAGCCTTTCAAGTCGCAGCAGATACGGCAGCTGGTTGA